TTCATGTGGAACCCTAGGGACTTCCAATCACTCCTGATCTTCTTGTCGTACACTCGCAAGTCTTCCGTGGTTGTCAACGCGGAATCATCGCCCTCAAAGCCGTAGTTCAGCCACACCCGCTTCCCAGACAGGCGTGACCTGTGGTGACGGGTGGATGTGTCCGTGATGAGTTTCGCCGGCTCGAAGGAGAGAACCGCCAACCAGAGGATGGCGTTCATCAGGTAGTTTAGAAGTGACGTGCCGCGATCACCCGATCGTCGGATGGCGCGCACGTCGAAGAAGCTCAAAAGCTTCCTCCCTGTCATATTGGTGTCGGATGTTTCCGCCTTACACGACATCTTCTTGCCTGACCGAGCCTTCAGCGCGGCGGCTGTGACCCAATTGGGCACCTCGATGTCGTCAAGCAGCAACTCCGCCGCATGAGCCAGGATGGGGTTCTCCACCAGGTCTCTTACCTCCGGTCCCTCGCAGGAATCCCACGCGGAACCGTCTCCCATTAAGCCGAGCAGTTTCTTCGACTTGTGACTCAGAGATTTCATTATCTCTTGGACGGCAGCCAGCTTCTTCTGGTGCTTGACGTGGTGGCCTTCGAAAATGCCAGCACATCCCTCGTACCCAAACACGCTATCCTCGATGAACTTAATCACCAACAGGTTCGCGAGATTGCCTAGGTCGCCGTCTGAGCACAACGGTCGCGGGGCTTTGCCGCGGCTCGGGAGCACCTCATTGGTCTTCACCTGAAACTTGTGCACTAGATCCCATTCACCCATCTTCGACATCAGTTCGATGTAGGCGCGTGTGAAACGATCGTCGTTCCACTTTCCGCTCCTCATCAGGCTGATGAGTGGGTTCGCGGCGCGCCAGGCGCGCGCACGTTTGGGTGTGAGCAGACTGATCAGCGCGGCGACAGTGTTTTGGATGTTGAGAGTCAACTCCTCGGTGGGGCACCAAGGCAGGATCTTGTCATTCATCCGTAGCTTCAACCCAGTGGTGAGCACAGCGATGGTGTTGGCTTTGCAGTCAGATGGGATCAGGTCAGGCCCTATCCTGTAGGCTCCTGGCTTGAGTATCTCCCACTCACCATAGCGCATGAACTCATCACTGTTCACCTTCATGTGTTTCAGCTTCACACTGACACCGTCGTCACTGCTGCCAGGCAAAAGTGGCACGTCTACGGGGCGCATCTCATCCACGCCGTTGGCGTTGGTTTCGACGTTGCCCGACACGTGCTGCTCTGTGCCATCGGAGTGCTCAGGTATGACCGGGAGGGGAGGGGGAGGCCCAGCTGGAGGAGGCGCTGGGGGCCCCGGTGGCGCCGGGGGTATGTGTGGGGGAGCGCCAGGACGACCCGGGATCATGCGGGGCGCTGGCGTTGGGGGAGCGGGTCCGCCGCCTGTACTAGGTGCAGCGGGGGCCGCAGGTCCACCCTCTTGTGGACTGCTGGGGGCACCCAGAGACGGGCTAACCCCCGGTGTGGCGGGAGAGGGGGCCGAGGTGGCCGCACTACTACTCCCGTCCGGGGCGGTGTCTGCGGTCGCAGTGGCGGCTTCCACGCCGACAGGTCCATGTAGAATGCGGCGCGCGCGCAGCGCGTACTCGGACATGAAACACCACCACCTGTTCCACGCATAGAACAACATCGCCCACCACAGCACATGCGCTGTGATCTGCTCGCGTGACGCTCCGGTCACGACGAGGTTGCTAGTCATCGTCGTTGAAAGGGTGTAGCAGAATAAGAACACCATGATGTAACAGGCAGTCCACCGGGGACCGCGGGATGCCTGCGTAAATCTCTCATTGACCTGGTGCAGAGCGGGGGCTAATAACTTGTTCAGTGCTAGGGTGTACAGTGGCTTCTTCTTCTTGTAGCACTGCACTGTCCCCAGATGAACGTTCATCTTTGTGTTCCCCCTTCCTGCAAATGACTGCATGTCAATTCCCGCTGCTGTCTTATCGTCCATACGTATCGAGTATACGGAGTACTCATGCAGCGGGATCCCCTTGAAGACGCGCGTCGCCGTGTTCACGAATGAACCGCATAAACCGCGCTTCTTCCGGCACAACGGACAAAGTCTCGCTAGGAACTGGTACTCAATGTTCCCGTGGGCAGCGTCCGAGAGAATATCAAATTCCCTGCGATCACACTGCTCCCCGGGACATGGTTCCAATCCCCGCGCGGAAATGAAAATATCCATTGCGCCGCTGATGCTGTAGAGCGCACCCGCAAAATGCGGCGTGGCTTGAACAGTCGGTCGAAGACCGGCACCAGAACTGCTCACCACTTTCCTCAAGTTGACGGTTGTGTCCCGATCCCTTGAGC